CCAGTTCCATCTGCGCCATAAAGATTCGATACTGCCAAACCGGGATCCTGAGCAGCGGCGTATACCAGACGTTCCCTTTGTCAACTGGAAGCAGCCCCCTTTTGTCATAAGACACAGACGGACTTGCAAGCGTATCACCGATAACAACATACCCCGGCATTCCAAGCAGACTCATTTGCAGATAGCACATCATGCCCACGATGTAGTCAATGTCCTGCGCCACAAACAGCACATCCGTCTGATAATTGATGCCTTTCTTTCTGCATTCGTTTGCGAACGCCACCAGCAAGGCCCCAGCGCCGCAGGTCGGATCACAGACCGCAACCCATCCCCTGTCTCCGATTTTCTGCTGAAATTCTTCTGCCGGGGTCGTCACCGCAGACATAAACTCGCAAAGGTGGTAAGGCGTGAAGAACTGGCCCGCGTGGTCACTTCCAAGCCCCAAGCACATATACAGCTCGCCAAGGAAATCCTGTTCCGAGTTGTCCTCCAACGCCATAACCAGAATCGAAAACATATCCGCGAATGTGTCCACTTCCTGCTTCGTGTACTTTTTCACGATAGTCATGTACTGCTGCTCTCGCTCGTCGAAGTGGCTCTTGTCTGTCGCGTTGGACACGGCAATGGCGCTTATCGTAATCCAGTCGCTCCAAATCTGCCACCTTGACCGCCCCTTGCTTGTAAATACTTCAAACTTCTTCACAAGCTCTTTCTGGGCCTCGCCGCGGACATGGCGAATATCGCTTCCCATTAGAAAACCTCCTTAGTCTGGCGGAACTTCCTCCACCCGCTTTTTGAGAGGTCTCCTTTTCAGGAGATTCAAGCTGTTATCAAGGCCAAGGAAGTTATTTCCACTCGGCGTCTCCCGGTCAACCCGGTTTCCTTTGTATGTGATATGTACTTTTTCCCACGCTTCCAGCGTTGTGATTTTTTGTGCTGCTGCTTGGTCAAGCAGACGCTTGGCATAGACCCAAGGATACTTTGCTTGATGGCGCATCGCTTCTTTCAGCGCGGCCACCACTAAGGCATCCTCTACGCCTGCTTCCCGCAGGCCCCGGAATTCTGAGGCCATATAAGGCGTGAGCACCTTATCGTATCCAGCCCAGACCCAGTAGGATTCCGGCTTTCCGTCGGGCGGACCAGTTGATGTCTCCCGCTGTTCGTCCTCCTGAGTATCCGAACAATCAAAACTATCATTTGGTTGTTTTGATTGTTCCTGCTTTTTGGCATTTGAGTTTCCTTTTGGCGCTCCGCCGCTTTTCCCTGCCGCAGCGCGTTTAGCCCTTGTCTCTTCCCACTTCTGGATGTTCTCATCCAATTTTTGCTGAATCCACCGAAAAGCCATATCCGTCGCCGGATTCTCAAATTTTGGCATCCTGCCATTTTCGGTATAGGAAAGAATCGCATCGAATATCCGCCCTTTTTCTTCAAGCGGTAAGCTTCTCAGCGGTTCTGCCCATTCTGTATAAAGCAGAACGCTCTTTTTATCGTTTTTCACTTGACTGCTCTCCGCTTCGTAAATTCAGAATTTTGCACAGGTGCTTGTCCAGCTTGATTCCATAGATGTGGTACTCAGCGAACAACGCATTCTCCCGGCGGTGCGCTTCCTCGTGGTGTGCTCGGCAAAGTGCGATTGCGTTCAGGCCAACGTGGACGACCTTTTCTCTGTCCATACCCATGCCGATACGGTCAACGTGATGCACCTCCGCCGGACGGTTGCAAATTGCGCAGCGGCGATTTTCAAGGCACAGGTACAGGTACTTTCCAATGTCGTCCGTCTGCGTCAGCAGACTATCCTTGGTCGGAACGCCCCAGTGGAAACAAAACGAAATCAGGTAAGTAATGAATTCTCGTGCTGTCGTCATGTCGCAGTCTGAGAGGGAGAACCACTCCCGCATAGCGCGGGAGCAGAAATCCCATTCCAAATACTGCCGAAGTTCTTCCGGCTCATGGCCGGACCACAAAGAAATGTCACGGATGATGGCAAAAATCTTTCGGCGCTGGTCAACGGAAATCGTGCGTCCATCATCCAGCCGAACTTCCACCCGCCGGGGGCGTTTCTGCTCCACAAAGCGGCTGATGTCCGTATCGGGCTTCAGGACGAGCTTTCCATCTTCCAGCTTTTCAATTCTCGCCGTTACGACCATCCGTTTTCTCCTTGTCAACATGAACGTGCATAGGGATATACACGCTGTTCGCCTGCATATTTCTCACCAAGAAGTCATTGCATTTTGCTTCCGACAGGTGATTTTTGAGCACCTGCATCTCATAGGCATACTGTCCAGCAGCTTTTTTCTCTGCGATTTTGGCTTGAATGTCTTCATCTCGATAATTGGCTTCTATCAAATAGAGGTCATATCCGAGTGCCTGCACCCCGTTCAGGTTGTTGGTGTCGGTAGCATAAATCACCTTGCCAGATGGAAAATGCACCTTGTACCCGCAGTTCGGTACATTGTGAGTCAGCATAAACGGAATCACATTGCACAGGCCGTATCCGTACATGGTCCGGGGTTCCAGCACATCAATCTGACGTTCCGGCACCCCTGCGGCCAGAAGCGGCGGTGCCAGCCAGCGGCAACACCCAAAGCGCAGCGTTGGCCGTTCTTCGGCAAGCCGCTTGATGGTGCGCTTTTGGAAGTGATCTGAATGAATATGCGTCAAAAGCACAAGTTTCAGCTTCGTCACATATGGCTTCAGCGCTTTGTAAGGCACCCCGCAGTCTATCAGCACAAAATCTTCCAAAATCGTAGCGTTGCCGTCACTTCCGGTGCTGATAATGTTGTACTTGACCATCAGAGTGTCGCCAAATCAACAGCCGCTTTCACTTCGTCTGCTTCCGGCTCCGGCAAGTCCATAGTTTTGGCCGTCCGCTCGATTTTGGGCTGTTCCTGCTCATCCTGCTGGCTGAGTTCCGGGGTATCGGTCACTTCCGGCAACAGGTCTCCGCTCGCGGTGTCCGGCATCATCACATGGCCGTCTCTTTCATAGGCCATCGTCATTTCTGCCGTCATAATGCCCCACTTGGAAATCAACTGGCGCAGCATGGTCTTTTTGGCCATCCCGTCGAAGTCTTTGTACCAGAAGCTCGAATACTTCCACAACTCATTCTGCGGAATCTCACCATTCAGCAGCTTCTTATATGCGGCGGCGCTGAATGCCGGGGAATATTTGTCCGCATGAGACATCATCTGGTCTGTCGTCCAGTACAGCGTTTTCTGGAAACCATTGATATACTCAAAATGGGCAATGTAGCCCACAGTCGGCATTGCTGCACGCTTTTCAAAATCTTCGATGAAGTGCATTTCATGGAAACGCTCTTCAAAGGGATCCCAACCGCCCAGTTCCCCGGATTTGACTTCCAGAACATTCAGGCGCTTGTACTGGCCCGTTCTCAGAGCCAACTGGATGTATCCCTTGTAACCCAAAACGAATTGCGCCTTGAGACACGCCGGCTTAATCACATTACCCTGCCGGTCACGTTTTGCTTTGGATTCGAACGGCACCAAGTAGAACTGGCCCAACTGCGGGGAAGGCTGCAAGAGCAGGCTTTCACCCAAAAGGGCACCCGCCAAAATAGTACCTGCATCACACTCCTGCAAGGTAGGGTTAACTGCCACAGCAGAAGTGATATTTGCAGCGAATCGTGCCGCGCGTACCGGATCGCCTAGGGTATTATTTATGAGTTTCTTGTATTTCTCGGTCTGCATTGCCTGAGAGAAGTACAATTTCTTCGGCTGTACTGCTTTAGCCATTGTCGCTTACCTCCTCATTCTCGATGCCGACGGAATCCATATGCTTCTGGATCTCGTCGATTTTTTCATTTACGAAAGACTTCAGCTCCCGGAGCTGGGTCAATGTACCGCGGCACTGGAATGTGCGGCCCATGAAAGCAAACTTGGCGGTCATGACCTGTTCCTTGCTCTCCTGCTGGGTCTCTTTGACCTCCTGCTCATCCATAACCGGAGGCTCGGTGCCCATGACCTGCGGCGCGGCCAGCTCTTCCTCCACCGCATCCAGCACTGCCGACTCGGCTTCCTGCGCACGGAGCTGGGCTTCAAGACGTTGTTTCCGTTCAGCTTCCTCGCGGGCCACACGGTCTTTGCGCTGACTCACACTGTTAATCGCGACGGCCAGATTGCGGCACTGCTTGTACTCGGCCATCACCTCCGGGGCATTCTCCATGCCATTGATGCAGTTCACATCAGCCACCACATGGTCAATGTATTCCTTGACCTTGCTCTTCAAGGATTTCAGGCTCGCCGTCATGGTAACAGCAATACCGATGTCCCCATAGCTGACCCACTCGACCCCGTTTGCCTTGACCAGCTCGTCGAAGTAAGCAACCACTTTCTTCTCCTTGTCAGCTTTCAAGCCGGCTTCCACATCCGTGATTTTGCCTTTCAGCGCTTCATCCGCAGGGCCATAGACATCGGTGACGCACTCCTTGTAAACCTTGTCGAAATCCTCAAACGGCTGCATGATTTGATTTTTCACAACCATGCGCCGGGCATCCAGATCTTTGCGGTCGCGGGTCAGTGCCGCCCGGCGATCCTTGACCACTTTAAGGGTCTCTTCCGTGCAAACCAGCGCCAGCGCTTCCGCCACGGACGCCTGCGCCTGAGCCTTGATGCTGTGCAGCTGTTCCTTGATGACGGGAAGCTGCTGCACCACAATCAGACTGTCGGCTAACATCGGCTCCTGCGTGGTTACGGCGGCAGTAAGTTCTTTTTCCATGTTGTACCTCCTAATTTTTGCATAGAAAAACGGCAGAAAGGATAGTCCTTTCTCGCCGCTTCGTACCTGTTGAAAAATCCAACCGAATATGCTACAATATGGTTGTGTGTGGTGGAGACCTGTATTTTCCGGCTTGATGTTCCTGCATCAAGCGCTAACGGAATGTGCGGGTCTCTATCCATTTGTAGCGCACCGGCCGTTCTGGTCGGTGCTTTTTTCGTGTGCGGCGAGTATGTCATATACCGTGAGTTGGCCGATGATTTGGCGCTCAGCGGTGCTCTTAGGCTGTGTAGCGGTCTTTCCCTTGCGAGGTCTTGCGGGCGATTTCAGCTTCTTGCCGAACTCCTTGGCGTAACACTTTGCGCCGTACCCCGCTTCGATTGCCGCCGGATCTGTAATGACCCTGTGACACCGAGCGCATCTTACCATGCTTCTTTCCTCCGAAAATCATGAACATCTGGAATGCGTGCGTCAGCCGCACCGCCACGATGATTGCAATGATGACAAGCAGCCATTCGCCGCCGATTGCCCAGTAGCCACGCCAGCGGTAGGCACTCGGCAACTGCCATATTGCCATCAGCCCTCCGGCTACGACCCCGGCCAGCGTGTCCAGCAGTCCTACGAGTACCCAATCCATCACACTCAGCTTCTTTTCCCTGCGCTTCATTTGAGGTTTGCTCCTTTCATGTAGGTTTTGACCAGCGCCCATTCATGGGCATCCTTTGGCTTCCCCGCCATTGCATCCAGCGCTTCTTCGGTTCCGCACTGGTCACAAATCGTGATGCCCGGAACCTGACGGGAAAGAGCGTTGCTGTGCAAGCGCATCTTCATGGTCAGCTTCCCGCACCGGGGACACGGGAGCACCTGCGCCATCTCAGCTGCGGCATCCTGCACATCGAGGTATGTAGCAAAGACTTCATCCATCAGCTTCTTCTCCGCGTAATCCTGAATCATTTGCATCACCTTACGAAACATCCCTTTCTTCCTCCAAAAGGCCAACCATTGCGCTCCACACCTTGTCGGTGTAGGCAGTGCTGCGGGTTCCTGCATTCCAAGCCTTTTCTGCCCCGCTCTTCCCAAGGTTGTACGCCATCATCGTTCGGTTGATGTCTCCATCGTACAGGGCAAGATAGCTTCCGAGCATATAGCACCCAGCCTTGATGTTCTGGCAGGCATCCAGCAGATCCGTGACTCCCAGCTCATCTTTGAGCCATCCGGCATTGATACTGTTGATCTGCATCAGACCATAATCTCCGGTTGAGCTGGTAGCGCTCACCGTATAGCCGCTCTCGACCTGCATGACGGCGTAAGCCAGCTCCAGCGGAACTTCGTACAAGTCGCACATCTCGGCTGTATACTGCTGTAAATCCGCATCCAGCGGCACATGGTATGTAATCGACTCATAGGGGGCCGGGTCTTGTCGGATGCACTCGCCCTGCTCAATGTCAGCCCGCACAGGAATCGTCGCTGTCGGGAGCTGCGCTGCTTCCGGTTGGAAAGCGAACGCCGCGGCGATGCTTCCGATTACCAGTAGTTGCGCCGCCACTGTTGCCACCAGCGGGATTATTGCCTTTTGCATCATCCTGAACCTCCGTAATGCCGAACCGCTCGAACACATACCGCCGGGGCACTCTGCCCGGAAACGTAAGCAGACCCTTTGCTTCCAGCTCTTTGTTCATCTGCTGGATAAACTGATAGGCTCTGGATTTGCTGCATCCGACAATTTCCTGCACTTCGCTCACGCCGATAAAGTACGATTCTTTCACGTCCGACGCCCTCCTTTCGAAAAACGCATATTGGCCATCGCCACGAACAGGTTGTTCATTCGATCCATGATCTCATTCCATTCAGCCTGTTCGTCCTCTTCGATTTTTCCATCTGCGACGATCTCTATCATCGCATCGCGCTTTACGATAAACCTCTGAACCGCCGCCAGAACGCTGAGAACAGCTTCCGGCAAGTCCTTTAACTGAATCTCAGGAACCACCCGCTTGCCCAGCTCTGAGGACCGGCGCAGATGCTGAACTGCAAGATACGGGGCTTGATATACATCGCACATGGCGCTTGCCACGTCGCTGGGTACCGGGCGCTGGCTCTGCTCATAATCCCGCAGAGAATCAACTGACACGTTCAAAAGCTGTGCGGCTTTTTCCTGCGTCATTCCGGCAGATTTCCGCGCGTTTTTGTAGATATTCTGGCAATCAACCGCCATTTCGCACAACTCTCCTTTCTGGTAAACTTATGATGTAAGAAATCACGCCCGCAGGTTCAGGCAGGACTCAATCGCGGACTTGATGTTCGCGGACGGCACCATCGTGCCGTTGATGACCTGACTGACGTGTGCGCGGGAGTACCCAATTTCTTTTGCCAGCTCGGTGACGCTCATATCGTCGCGCTCAACCATCGCTTTTTTGACTGACACGCACCACTCTGGCAGCGGAACTTTCTTCATGTTTTTTCTCCTTCCTGACAAAGATTTATCTAACAAATGTATTGAACACTTGTTTGATTTTTGATAGACTAAAAGGGCCAGTACCCACCATTCAACGCGTTCCCCCGCCTTTAAGCTGTTAAGCAGAAGCTCTTGGGGAGTAATCGCTTTACCTACGCACCGCCGATTTGCAGTATCGGCGCTGCGCTTTGCAGCGATGCCTGTCATTAGGAGGAATCAACTTGCATGGTTTGTACTGCGTGGTACGTTGAAGCCCCT